TGCGTTACGAGGTGCAATACTCCCATCTGGATAAAGAGCATACCCTGCCTCCATAACACCAATGTATGATGTCACTTTCGCATCTTTTTCTAAAAAAAGAGTACTGTAAACTTCCTGCAAGTTTTTTCCGTCATCCGTGATTGTCTTGATATTCGCCAAAGCCTCCGTCACAGCAGCCTGCGACATAACTTTTGTTGCGCTATCGCCTACCTCCTGCACTACAGAAAGCCCACTGACCTTTCCCATCAGCAGCCAGCCTGGCTTCTGAAAAGCATAAATATTTCCATTCTCAGAACCATCTGCATGTGCATCGTCATAGATGCTTACCAACTGGCCATAGCGAAGAGTCTTGCCATTAGTTCCGACTGGGTCTGTATCAGCTTCCATAGCAGACTTAGACTGATAAACCTTCTTAATGCCAAGTCCATCAGTAGACTGTTCCAATGAAGCTATGTATGCTAATGTATCCTCGTGCAGCTTACCAACCTCTTCAGGCGTAATGCTGTCTACTTGACTCTTCTCTTTGAGTTCCTTTGCTCTCTTGAGCAGGCTGTATATTGTATCCATTACTGTGTTTATTTTGGAATGATGAAATATGTATTAATTGGACAGTTCGCTGGAGAAGGAAGACTGGATGCTCCTAAGTTTCCAATGAGCTTACCTTTGCCAGATAGCACCTGTACATGAACAATCTGTGTCTGATCATTATTCGAACTTACTCCGACAACAATAGCCCCTGACATAATAGGTGGAACAACAGCACGTGTTGTTGGGTACTCAAAAACAACTCCAGGACCATCAGTCCATTCGGACTTGTCACTTTGCAGATTTACCTTTATAAGCGTATAACCAGATTCTACTCTTCTTAGAGCTTGCCCCGTGTAACCATTCTTCAGAAACCATCCCACGTTCTTATATTCACTTTCTGGAAGCCTATCTACCACCATCGGAGCTATAAGGTCAAAGAGCGTTTTCAATTCACTGACATTGAAGACACCTTCTATCTTCTCAAATGTTAAGAAAGCCTCTGCTGTTTCTCTGCAGGCACGTTCCTGTCCATCCTCAAATGTGCGTACATCAGAAGTAGATTTTCTAACACCAACATATAATGGATCATTCCAACTATGAGCAACCAGTGTAGTTTCCTTTATCTCATAAATGATTCCATCAAGCACCAACCAGTTCTTCTTAGTTTGAAAAGTAGTAGTATTATCTCCTTCATTAAGTTTCTTCAACTCTCCTTGGAAGCGTTCAAGCAGAAAGGCTGATGTGTTAGCACCAAGAGCCTGAAGAAGTGCAGACATCTGATTGGTTGGATTCTCCTGCAATGTTTTGAGATCATCGATGTAGAGGGGCTGTCCACCCTCACTAAAGAGCATCTTATTCATATTCGTATATTTCTATGCGGAAAGAGCGTCCCGCAGGTTTATAATGATTCAATAGGTTTAATATAGTTGTCAAATTATGCCCTCCATACTTGTCTTCTGCAGCATCTATTGATGTGCATAGGAATGACGGTACATAGACAATGAAAGAAGGCTGCTTAGGGACATCATCATACGCTCTGACATACAGCGGAGGATTACCACTCACATAAACAGGGGTCAGACCTTCACTCTTGAAATGTAAAACAGTCTGTACTCTCTGATCAGCAGAGACGATGTAAATTTGATGCTCTGAAAGAAAGAAGGCATCATTTAGAATCTTCTCTATATACTGAACACCTGCCGTTATGTTGAGACGATTCAACACGTGAGAACGGTAACTATAAAACCGATTATACAAGTCCCTTATTCCACGCAGCATCGCTTTGAGCAAAGCTACAAGCACCTTGCGTCTCAATATTGGAGGCAACAACTGAAAGCCAAGTTTGATGATATCTAACTTATACCACATAGTTCAATGTATTTCTTAGGTTCACAGTAACAAAACTTCCACCAACAGCGGTGTAATTATTACCGCTGATTTCTTTATATATTGTCCCATCCGTGCTGTACTTACAGATATGCAGTTCCACGTCCTGCACACCTTCCACATTCTGTATAGCATCAACCAATTTCGTCTTGTTGAAAGTGCCTCCATAGATAATCTTTCTGACATAGGTGTTCACAGCATCCTCTACAGCATAACTGCCGTCTGCTATTCTTACACCTGTTCTGTCAATCACCAATGGGTCGACGTGTATAGTTGCATTGATACTTATTCTATCTGCAGGCAACGAGCGGACAGAGAGCACAACACCTGCTATTTTAACACGATTCAAATACTGTTTGAACGCTGTTAAAACATCTTCTGAAAGAATAGTCGGCTGTCCTCCTGCTTCAGCAGAAGCAAGAATCTCTACGGAAGTTCCTCTATCGCGTACAGCAACATACTTGACGACTCGTTTCTTCTCAGATACCTGTTCATAGCCATATTGCTGTGTCGCCTCATTAAAGATTAAAGCATCACCATACTGGAACTCTTTTGCAATCTTATAGTACCAAGGTACACTTGCTACTACAGCACGACTGATTTTATCGTCTACATCCGCCTTGAACTGGTCGAACAGAACCTCCAGAACATGGCTACAGGCAGCCACGATGTAAAACAGAATATTCTCGATACTAACCACAGAGAAACTATCATCAAAGGTATCGTTCTCCGATAGTCCGTATCGTTCTCTTACTGTACCATCCGCCATAAAGGCATTTGTCATTGTTTGTTTTATCTCTGCTATACTACGAGCCATATTTTGTTTACTTTAATTGAACTGTGGCGAGAACTCACCACTGAATACCCTTAACTTGACATCCGTCATACCTCTCTCTGTCGCTGGAGATACATCATTAGCCTTGCAATACTGTTGTATTAATCGGTTGTAACTTACGTCAGGAAGTTGCAATCTGCTTCCAGCCTCTAACGTATCAGTCATACCAATAGCGTTAGCAGCAGCCAAAGCAGGCAATGCTTCCAGCGAGCCATACTCCTGTATAGCTATGTCAGCCAAGGTCTGACCATCTTTCACTTCAACTTCCATCTTATTACGAAATAAAGAGCTAACATCACAAGGACACCGAATGTGATAAAGCCTGTTTCCATTGCACGCTTTTCAATCCATTTCAAATTCTTTTCCTTGTAAATAATCTTTGGTTTCTCTTTATATTGTTTATGATCCTTATCGTGTATCGTTATTCGGATTGTGTCATGCACTGTTGTAAGACCTTCTACCTTAGCTCCTGGCAGACTTTCTAATATGTGTGTGAGGATACCGTTATGTATTCTCGCCGTTGAGCGATACAAGGCATTCTGCAAAACTGAAACTGAGTCTTTCGTTGCACGCTCCTGATGATACTCAGGTAATGCAAGTGACACTGGCGTCAAACGTTCCGTAACCCTTATAGTATCGTGACTGACAATGTGCAGCGTGTCGGTGCTAACACTCTCTACAGGCACATAGACTTTATGCGAGCATGCAGAGAAAAGGAAAGCAGTAAAGATAACTGCTAATAATGCTTTAAATGTTTTCATATTGTTGTTGTTAGATGTTTGCGTACTCAGTCTTTGCGTCGAAACAAGGGCAAGCCTTGATATACTCGTTTGAGGTGATTCTTCCATCGTGGTTCAAGTCAGGAGAAAAATCACGATGTCCCTGAATAACTGCCGTAGGGTACTTTACGTGCAGCAGCTTCAACAGTGAGAGCAGACTTTGCTTCTGTTCCTCTGTGCGATTGTCGATAGGTTTACCATTCATATCAATACCGCCAATATAAGCGACATTGATAGAAACAGAATTAAAACCCTTTACGCCATTGCTTACCTTGTCTTCGTCAAGCAGCTGGGTAATCTTGCCGTCTGGTGCTACGACATAGCGGTATCCAGGATTAACCCATCCTTTACGGAGGAATTCCTGTCGTAGGCTCTCAATAGTCTGTGACTGATGACTTGCAGTGCAGTGTACCGCAATATATTTAATCGTTCTCATTCTTCCTCCTTTCCGTTCTTGGAGTTGACAACTCGGTCGATGTAATTTCTCACATCTCCCCATTTACTCTGAATGTAGATACCCACACCGAAGATAGAACCGGCATAGACCAAAGTCTGCGACACATACCACAGCACGCTGTCTTTAACATCGCCCCCATTAAAGAAGAAACTCAGAAAAGCCATTGCCACACCACTTGCAAGCAGAAATATGGCTGAGCCGTATTGTATCCATTCCTTCGTGTTTCTTTGCATATTGCTTAAGTTTAATATTGTGCATCTATTTCGATGCTTTTGGTTGTTATTTTTATATTAGTCACAGTTTGTCTGTCCATCTCCAGCTGCTCTCTGATGAGCGTTCTCCAATAGATAGGATCATTGTCAAGCAGCATGTCACTGATACCACAGCCTGCCATCGGTCGTTCTTTCAACTCCCCTTTATGTAAGTGAAGTATCAAAGCCTGATTCTGATGCAGCGTGTCGCCGACAATCAAACCAGAAATAATCTTTCCGTCTGGTCCTCGATGCGGTTGTATAACCGCTTCATAGTCTATCAATGTAATACCTTTCATATCAATGTTTAATAGTTACGTCTTCATAATCAGTCTTCTTAAACTCCTGCGCCTTAGTTAGAGGTGGACCAGTTGGTCCATGAGTTCCTTGGTGTGTATGGCTATTGACAGCTTTAACCAGTTCATTAAGTTTCTTGGTTAAGTCCTCAATATTAACCAGTCCTCCAAGCTTACCTCCATTTATCGTTATAGATTCAACATGATCCACAGCTAAGACGACAAGGCTTGAGTAGTCTCCTGACAGACTCCCAATGATGACTGCAGTACCGACTTTAGGAACTATCAGCATCTCACCATTATCATCTGTTTCAGATGCACGAAGGCGAACGTCTGGCACGAGAAGGCTTCCAATTTCCACGTCACAAGTACTACCGCTTACACTCTTAACGATACCTTGTAGTACAGTCATCTCCTGTTGTGGTGCTACACCTCGTAACCTTTCTCTTAATTCCTTATATTGATCCATATCCTTAGCTTAATCTGAATCCAAGTTCTATTTTTCGTTTACCACCGTCTCTACTGAAAGTTGTTGTTACTGCCCTTACAAAGTAGCAGCCATCCTTACGTGGATAATCCGCATCATAAAGCCACGCCATATCGCCAGGAACACATTCAGGTATGAGCCAAGTTGTGATACTTCCGTCATAGCCGTCGAAACTACGACGCTTAACCTCAAGTTCACCACGAAGCTTCATACTTGCTTCATCAGAGGTTGCACACTTTATCTCTACCTTCTCACCACCAGTAGCACCGACTTCTACCTCTTTCACAGTTCCATCAGGAAGAAGAGCTTTGACTACTACACGAACCTTACGGTCAGCTGCTTGTCGATAAGTCAGATTGACTGCCTCTACATTCAAGGCAAAATTATAAAAGCGATTTACGCCTACAACTTCACCTGGAGGATGTACGTGTAAGACACCATTAGAAAGGTATATATCTGCACCACACTCTTCTTGTACCTTCTTGAGCACGTCATATCCAGTAGCATTGTGAATGACAAACTTAGCATAAGTCCAGCTGTAAGAGCATTGAATAGAGTAGTTCTTCCCAATTCCCTGCACCAGCTTCTTAAGAAGATCAGCAAGTGAAACTTTCTTTAGTACTTCGTTTTTGAGTTCCTTACGAAAGGTGTACAGATCATCCTCACAAGTCAGCTTAATATTGCCACCATCTGTACTGATTTGTTGCAGCCAGCCAGTGAACTCCTCCTTTAAACCTTCCTCCTTATACCCAAAGCGAATTATAACCTTATCACCTCTGTGAAGTTTATCTTCAACATCCAAGGCTACATTATACTGCGCACCTGGTAATGTTATAGTTGCCGTATCAGCAAGTAGTTCGACACTTCGATGCACCTCAACACTGTCAAGCATTCCAACGTGCCAGCCTCCTATCTCTATGTCGTAAGCCATTGTGTACATAAGCCTATCGTTTTAAGTCCTGCTGATTTAAGAGAAGTTTATATATGTCATCACTATATGCCTTTAGCGAATAGTTCTGATTAGAAGAGCCACTTGTGAAAGGAATCTCCCAGCTTTCAATGACGAGATGCGATATACCGAATATTTCCAGCAAAGGGTTTAACGCTGTCACTCGTCCAGCTTCACAGAATGAGCGTAAACGGCTTACGTCTTCCTCAGGATATTTACCATTTTCACCGATAAGGATACCTTCTATACTGATAGTATAATCATCTTGTGACCACCGCTCCTTAATGCTTCCTTTTACAGCACCTTTGTTAACGTGTCGCCGCACGATGATATTCTGACCTTGCAGACTAATCATTGGCTCAATCGGCAACAACCACTCCTTCGCACCACTTTCTTCAAGACGTAGACGAAGGGGAAGTTGCATAGGTATACCAAGTGCATTAGTACGAACAGTATCTTCCAACTCCTCATCACTCATTGACTTAATTTCATTATATTCCTCTTCGTCCACCTCTCTAAGCTTATTCACATTGAACAGCCAATAAGGTGGAATCTTGTTGCCTGTAACTCTCAGGGCAACGTTTTCGAGTGCAAATCGTGCTATCTTGTTCATCTGTCTGTACTTGCTGCTATAGCTAACGCTCGGTTCATACTTTGCAGAATAGTTCGCTCAAGTTCCGCAGTGTCAGTCTTATCGTTCATATAAACATTGATATTATCGAAGAATTTTCCGATATGCATAGTGATGGAAGTGTTGCGAGTGCCACCTGTAGCAAGTTCCTCGGCTGACTTGCGACCACCTTTCTTACCACCTTTTTTACCTTTCTTTCCTTTTTTGCCTTTGCTTTCACCTTCTCCAAAAACGACAGTACCTGTGCTACCACTTAATCCAGGGGTACTTATCTTATTCTCTTTCTTAGCAGAAGATGTCTTTTTGTCCTTCTGCTGTTCTTGTCGAAGGTGTGTCTGAAAATTCCCTCCAACACCACTCACAAGCTGTTTGGTTCCATTGATAGCCTTGGCAGTACTTTCAACTCCAGACAATTTCTTGAAGCCTTCCATTGCAGAAGCTGCTGCTCCTTGAAAGTCTCCAGAGAATAGTTTCTTTAAGGCTTCACCAAGCTTGCCAAGTCCTGCAAGCATCTCATTGAAGCGATTGATGATATAGTCCTTGATGATATTACCAAACCCCTTTAATGTGTCCCACATTGTCAGGATAAAAGCACGGAAACCAGCAAACTTATTCCAACAATAGACAACTGCTGCAACTAAGGCTGCGATAGCGAGAATAATAAGTCCGATAGGGTTTGCATCCATCGCAGCATTGAGCAACCATTGAACGCCAGTCCATATTTTAGTTGCAGTTGTAACAGCGGTCATCACTCCTTGATAAACAAGAAGAGCAGCAGAATAGGCTTTCGAGACAGCCCAAACAGTTCCAATAACTCCAGCAAGTATAGCAAACTCTGTTCTATATTGAATTATAAATTGTATTCCTGCTACCAAGTGCGAAAACAAGGATTCAATTATAGCTGTGATGTGCGGAAGGGCATCATTGATCAAATCAAGCAAATCTCCGATAGGAGATTGAACTTGACCAAACATATTCACAGCACTGGTTTGAACATTATCTAAGATTGTACTCCACTTACCTGCTACCGTCTGAGATTTCTTATCCATCATACCGAAGAACTTTCCACCTTCTCCAGTAGCGTGTTGAATTGCCTGCACAACATTTTCAAAGGTGATTTGCCCCTTCGACATTCTATCCTGTAACTTTGCATAAGATTCACCTGTCATCTTTGCAAGTTCCTGAAGCGGATTAAACCCGGCATTGATAAACTGAAGGTTGTCCTGTCCAGCCAACTTACCAGCTGCTGACACCTGACCAAGCACTAATGACAAACTTTGCAGAGTTTGCTTATTACCACCTGAGATGTCTCCTAACTGCTTAAGAAGTGGTAGAACCTTTCCTGTCTCCACTCCGAAGTTAAGCATAGTCTTCGCATTCTCTGTCAGATCTAATTTACCAAAAGGTGTCTTTGCAGCGAAGTTGGAAATTTCATCAAGCATTCCCTTAGCTTTTGTCTCACTTCCTACTAAGGTTGTAAAGGCAACGGCTGTTTGTTCTGCTTCTGCACCTATCTTGGTAATAGCACCAATAGCACCAGCTGCAAGAGCATAGGGATTGGTAAGGAGTTCCATACCAGGAATGGACATCAGCGAACTCTTGAGTGTCGAAAAAGAAAAAGCCTCACGCAGACGTGTACCAGTAGTACGTGCCTTACGTGATATATCGTCCAGCTGGGTGGAAGTCTGACGAGCAACCGTCAGAACATTACCACCATCTGCTTGTAGTTTTATTAAAAACTTAAGTACGCTGTCCATTAGAGTCCTTTTCTATTTTTCTTATCTCTTTGAGTGCGCTGAGTGTTGATGCCCATTTCTCGTCTGGTAGGAGTTCAGGATCAATGCTTAGGTAGTAGCGCAGCATAGTATCTATGAAGATAATATCCTGGGCGTTGTCAAAGTCATCAACCCCGGCCTCCTCTAAAGTTTTTTTATCTCAGCCTCCTTTACCTTCAAGACCTCATCCATCTTGGCAACTACTGCCATGAAGAGTTCATCATTGGTTTTGATTTCCTCATCACCAGCAACCCAGAGTTGCTTCAACATGACTTCGCTCATTTTGATAGGGTCTTTGATTACGCTGGCATAGCTCAGGTCTTGACGTGTAGGCTTGTGCAACACACAAGACTTGCCCTCTACGCTGATTTCAAACAAATCACCATGCGTGGCTTTCCACTTATTGATATCTTCTTTTGAATAATTCATATCTTCGATATTTGATTGTTAATAACTCTTTTGGTCAATGTAGATGAATGGCAGTGACTTCTCTTGAAACTTGTCACCTTGCTTCCATTCTGTCTGATCTTCTGTCAACTCCACTCCTTTGAGAATGTCTGTTGTGATAGGATCACCGTTTTCAGGATTTCCGTAAGCCACAACGATATCAAAGCTCATATTGAGGATATTGCCATTAGCAGCACTCTTCAAAGCTTGGTACTCGCTCTGCAGTAATGTCAGTTCACCACTGTAATCTATATTGCCATGCTGAATACCGTGAGGCTTGTTGCCTTTGGCATACAGCAGTTCTTTCTCTTGCTTCGAGCCATATTTCACACCTCGAAGACCAGTTACAGGACGACCTGCAACAACTACGGTCACATCTGACCACTCGTATTCCTTAGTATTTATCATGTCTATACTGTTGTTACTTGGAAACCAAGGTTGACATCAACATAGCGTGCATAACCGAATGGACGAACCTTCAATGTCATTTCAACCTTTGAAGTCGCAACCACATTCTGTTTTGGGTCTATGTAACAAGAACAACCTTCGCCGTTATTATCGGCACTCAATTCTCCAGCAGCGGTCATAGACCGATTAATAGCGTTCTCTACTGTCTGCTGCCAGCTTGTAATAACCCCTGTCTGCATTGTGCCGTCAGAATTGATTTCCAACTCATCCAGCATCATATCCAACTGAGTGTTATAGGCAATACGATAAGCCTTATCAATGACACGGCGGTTTGACAGATGAGCATAATCATCAGTCTCAACACACGCCAGTCGGTCGTCGGCAAAGAAGTAACCACTGCGTCCAACATACTTTCGTGCTGTGATATAGCCCTTGTCGTGAATAGAAGAGATAACTTCACTATCCTCTTCTACCTTCTTCTTGCCAACGTAGAGCAGAGTTGTTTTCAATGCTCCATTCTTGACACGACCAATGTTACGCTGCACTGGAAGACTTGCTAAGCGACCAGCTAAAGTACCGACACATGCACCCTGTGAGTCAGCTTCCGTATCACCCAATAGCACACCAACACGATTGTACGTTTCGTTGCTAAGGTCTTTCAGTGTTGCACCTGTATAGCCACGTCCTTCCAAGATGAAGAATAAAGGAGCATACAGGTCAGTTGTTGACCATTCAGCTGTCTGCTGTGCCTTTGCTAACGCTGTAAATACGTCTGCCTCTAAACCATCAGTTGCTGCAGCTTTTGTTGTGTTGTCACGTGCAACGAAGATTCCACGCAATGCTCCATTCTGGCTAACAATGAGTTTCTTCACTGATCCAGTCTGGCGGTCGCAGAGTTCCGTCATGGTCTTAGCCTTGTCAACTCCGAAGATCACCAGCTTTGTTCCATTCTCTGCTTCTGTATAGAAGTCTGAGATATGCTTGTAAAGTCTGGCGTTATTCGCTGCAGTGATGCCAAGTGCTGTCAAACTGTCTACACTCTGAATAGTATAAGCACGCTCCAGAGCGAATGTGTCATTAATAGCAGTCGCACTACACACCAAGGCGAACAGGCCGTCGGGACTTTCCCCGACGGTGCCCAGTAGGCCATTCATGTATCTAATTCTAATTCTCGGTAACATAACTCACAAGTTAAGCGGTTAAAGATTCTGCGAGAAGGTAGACACCCTTCTTGTCGTAACGACGTACACAGCCACCAGTACGGAGCAAGAAAGAGTAGATATCACCATAGTACAGAGGATTATCTGTTGAGTCAAACATCTTGACCTCACCCATAGCACGGCTGACAGAATTCTCGTGCCAAGCAAGAGCAGCTGCAAGTTCATCTGCAGCACCTTGCTTATCCCAGCCAAGAACCTTTTTTGTGCCGTTATTAAGGCGAAGAACTCGACTTCTCTTCATGATGTTGAAGCCATAGAGATTTCCAAGGATACCCTTCTGCTGGTCAGCAGAGTTAAGGAACATAAACTGATCCTTTTCAGCAAGGTCTGCTAACAAGTCAGCATACATAAACGCATCAAGCAAGAGGTAACGTCCCTGCTCTGGAACATTGTCTGCATCCATAGCAGTCATAAGCTTACGAACATCTGCCTTACAGATAGACTTACGCATACCTGTAGCAACAGACGATGTATGAGCTGTGGTTTTGCTTGTACCTGACGTACTGATGATGTTTTTAGTATCAACACCCTGCCCCCAACGATCAAGCAAATTAAGATGAGCAGCCTCCTGCAACTGAGCGCGGTCATTGCTCAAGATAGAATTGCGCTTGTTATAGCTGAGCTCTACCATGTCGATATTTGGAATGTACACTGGATCAGTTGTCAACTCGTCCATTTCGTACTCAAGATCGTTGTCAGTACGTTGCTTGCTTGTAGCAGGCTTCTGAGTGCGGTTCCTCTCTACGTTTGAAGGAGCACCAGCGTTAGGAATGTGTACCTTGTGGTTTTCAACAAACGCAGAGTCGTCAACACTCTTAGAAGCAAATGAATTGTCAGGATAGAAGTTCTCAACAATGTCTGACTGCCAGATTTCTTTGTTTAATGCCATAGTTTCTTATCTTTTAAATTTGTATTGTATTTCTTACTCGCGGTAGTCTACACCGAACTTCTCCTTGAACTTGGCTGCAAAAAGGTCCTTGTTCTGACTCTTCAAGTCACCAAGACGTCCTGCTTTGTCAAGTTCGTCCCAAGTTTTGTTGGTGAAACTGTCACCACCAGTACCATCTGGATTGATGTACGAAGCAGCACGAGGCTTAGGCATCTGCTTGATGCTGCTCAAGAGTTCTTCTGTAGTAGTACGGTCTGCAGCCATAAGCTTAACATAGTGTGCCTTCTGTTCTGCGGTAATACGACCTTCGCTAATCGCCTGATTAATGATAGCCTCCTGTTCCTTTGCTTCAGATAACTGAAGTTGCTGTTTGTACTCAGCATTGGCTGTTTCAAGAGCATCTACCTTGGTTGCCTTGTTTGCCAACTCTCTGACTTTGTTCACAAATGCAGCCTCATCATTGATATTGCTAAATGATGGGATGCTCTTTAATTGGTCTATTAATGCCATGTTTTGATAGTTTTTTGGTTGATTAGTCAACCTGTTATTGAAATATTGATATATCTCTTCATGAGTTTTAGGTGCTGGTTCACCATCATCCTGCATATCGTACACTCCATCTGCAAGTTTAATCTCAACTGCTTCTTGTGCACTTATCCAGTGGTCAACCTCGTCAAAAAACTTTGCTAACACATCTTCTGTGCTCATTCCACAGCGTGCAGCAATCATACCTGCAAGGTTACGTTCCAGTTCCTCCATTACAGTAGCCATTCTACGCAGATCTGAAGCATTGCCACACGTACCTCCACTTACGCTATGAAGCATGAGCTTAGCGTACGGACTCATATAGAGTGGCTTGCCACAGAGAGCAATAATAGCAGCAATACTGGCAGCAACACCATCAACATATATATTAATGTCTGCCGTGGATGTGCGAAGAGCATTGTAAATGGCTATTCCGCTAAAAACATCACCACCATTGCTATTGATGCGTACATCAATCTTGTCATACTGACTTTGCAAGGCAAGTAGTTCACTGACCACTCGTCCGCTGTCTACAGGCTGACCATTACCGACCTCTCCATATAAGAGGATAGCTACAGTTCCATTACCAGGTATAATGTTGAAAAAGTTTGAACTCATTATTTCAATTTTTGATGCAAATATCATGTTTTTTCTGGGAGTAACAAAATCGTAAATTCATAGTGCAAATCGCTGATTTTATGGTGCAAACAGACAACGTTGTTACAAATAATGGATTTCAAAAAGTCCATAAAATATAAGATATTTGCAAAAGATTTAGGCAATATGACAAAGACGAATATAGACAAAAAAGGTATTGCAAAGTCTCTCTATATGGAGGGAAGTTGCACACAAGAGGAGATAGCTGCAAAAGTCGGAACTACAAGGCAGACTGTCTCTCGCTGGGTACGTGAAGGAGGTTGGGAGGAACTTAAGGCTTCATTTACAATCACACCTGACCAGATTATAGCACAGTTCCAGAGACAGATTATTGAAATCAACAACAATATTCAAAATCGTGAAGAAGGTAAGAGGTTTGCTACAGCACAGGAGGCCGATGCGCTTGCTAAGCTCGCTGGTGCTGTCAAAAAGTTAGAAAGTGATGTTGGTGTTGCAGACTGCATCAGTGTCGCTATGCGCTTTCTGTCTTGGTTACGTCCTCTTGATATTGATGCAGCTAAGCAGTTTAACAACCTCTTTGATGCGTTCATCAAGGACCAAATGGCAAAAGCAAAATGACACAGGAAGAAAGACTTGCATTAAGGAACTGGGAAGAGTTCCATAAATCATTCACCTCTGACATGCCTGTTGAGAATGGGCTGTCAAGGCGTGATATTGAACGCAGACGACAGGAACTGGAACAAGACCCTATTAAATGGATTCAGTATTTCTTTCCCAAGTATGCTAAATATGAATTTGCACCTTTTCACGTGCGTGCTATTCGTCGTATTATTGAACACGATGAATGGTACGAAGTGCTTTCGTGGAGTCGTGAGCTGGCAAAGTCTACTGTATCTATGTTTGTCTTGATGTATCTTGCGCTCACTGGGCGTAAGAAGTTCATCGTGTTAGCTTCAGCAACTATAACTTCAGCAACACGTTTACTTACACCTTTCAGACTTAATTTTGAGAACAACCCACGTATTAAGCAATTTTATGGCATTCAACAGCTTGTAGGGCAATGGACAGAAACAGACTTCACATGTCGCTGTGGTGCTAAGTTTGTTGCACTTGGTGCTGGTAGTGCTCCTCGTGGTGCAAGAAATGAAGCTGTTCGCCCTGATGTCATCTATCTTGATGACTATGATACTGATGAGGATTGTCGTAACCCTGAAACTCTTAAAAAGAAGTGGGATTGGTTTGAAGGCGCACTCTATCCAACACGTTCCATCTCTGAGCCGACTCTGATACTTTGGTGTGGTAATATCATTGCAAAAGACTGCTGTATTGCACGTGCTGGAGCAATAGCAAAGAGCTGGGATATTGTTAACATCCGCGATAAGAGTGGAAAATCTACTTGGCCTGCAAAAAACACTGAGGAGCAGATTAATACAGTCCTTGCTGGTATATCTGCAAGAGCCGTACAAGCAGAGTACTTCAATAATCCTGTCTCAGAAGGTAAGATTTTCCGTAATCTTCCATTTGGAAAGGTTCCTGCTTTGTCTAAATTTAAGTTCCTTATTGGATATGGTGATCCTGCATATTCTGACAGTAAAAAGAAGGCGTCGTCAACAAAGTCTCTTTGGCTTATTGGTAAGTACAAAGGTGTCTACTACATTATAAAAGGTTTTTTGGCTCACGAGACAAATGCAAACTTTATTGGCTGGTACTTTGAACTTGATAAATACGTAGGAGGCAAGGTTCCTGTATATTGGTACATAGAGAACAATAAACTGCAAGATCCTTTTTACGAACAGGTGTTCAAGCCACTACTACGTGAGGAGCAGCAGCGACGAAAAACAACTCTTTTTATACGTAGTGATGGACGAAAGAAAGCTGATAAAGCAACACGTATCGAAGCCAACCTTGAACCGATTGACCGTAATTGTCAATGGGTATTCAATGAAGAGGAAAAAGACAACCCTATGATGCAGGAGCTTATCAATCAGTGCAAACTCTTTGAACTTAACTTACCATATCCAGCTGATGGACCAGACTCTCTTGAAGGTGGAATCACGATGACCGATGAGAAGATGGCAGAGGTTGAACCCACTATAACTATCAGTTTTCATACAATGGATGAGCAAAATCCTTATAAGATGTGATTATGAATAACTTTATCAATATAGAAGACTACGATGCAAGTATTCACCGCGAGATACTTGATGCGCTGCTGCGTAAAGAAAGTCCAACTTATGACCCTCAGATCGTTGAGATATGTGAGGATAGAGCGGTAAGTGAGATGAGGGGGTATCTGAATAAGATTTATGATTGTAACGCCATCTTTTCCGCAAGAGGGGAAGATAGACACCCACTCATTCTTATGTTTGCGCTTGACATCGCTATCTATCATATCTTCACACAGCACAACCCTTATAAGATTGCGAAGATACGCCAGGATAGATATGAGCGTGCTATAGAATGGCTGAAAGGAGTAATGGGAGGAGACGTAACGATTGACGGTGTTCCATTGATGCCTGAAGATGAACTTAAGAACAATAGTCGTTGGCAAATACAAGCTGACGGCTTAAGACCAACATTGCTATGAACAGAAAAAAGAAAAACAGCCCTAAGCAAGGCAAAATAATACAAGGTGGAATGCTCGTTCCACAAGGGATGAGACAGCCAGACATCGTGCTACAGATGCCTGAGATATTCATGTTTGACATGAATGCATATATGCAATCTGTTAAGGCTGCAAAGGGAATAGACTTCTCCAATAGAGCACGTCTGTACGATATGTATGACAGTGCTTCTCTTGACCTTCATCTCTCCGGAGTCATTGCAAAACGTATGCGAGGCGTAACTAAGATTCCTATTGAGTTTAGAAGAAATGGTGTACCTGATGATGTAATCAACAAGCAGATAAAATCACCCTGGTTCAAACAGCTGAGGAAAGACCTTGTAATGTCAGAGTTCTGGGGCTTCACACTCGTACAGTTCTATCTCAATGATGAAGGTAATATCCGTTATGACCTTATCAATCGCAAGCACTATGACCCTATACATCGTAAGCTGCTCAAGTATCAAGGTTCAATGGATGGCGTGCCAATGGATGACTTCCCTGATATGCTTTTCGTTGGGAGCGAACGTGACCTTGGTATTTATGCAGAACTTCTGCCTGCTGTACTCTATAAGCGTGGTGATATGTCAGACTGGGCACAGTTCTGTAACATCTTCGGTATGCCTATTCGTGAGTACACTTACGATGCTGGAGACGAGGACGCTCGCCGTCGTGTCATCGCTGATGCACGTCGACAGGGAGCAAACGCGGCATACATCCATCCAAAAGAAAGCGAGCTGAAACTTGTAGAGGCTGGTAATAAAACTGGCTCAAGCGATCTTTATAGAGCTTTTGCCGAATACTGGGACTCAAAGATGTCTATACGTGTGCTGGGAAACACGCTAACCACAGACGCTAAGTCAACAGGTACGCAGGCTCTCGGTTCTGTGCACAAGGAGGAAGAGGACGAGATGAACTCTGATGATCGCGATTTCATTCTTGATATTCTCAATTATGATATGCGACCTATTTTCGCCTCACTTGGCTTCAATGTGGAAGGTGGTGAATTTGTCTATGCGAAGAAAGACAAGATTAACCCAGCTCAGCAGATAGACATCGTTCAAAAGCTATCGTCAATGGGTCTTCCGATTGATGACGACTACCGCTATGAAACGTTCTGCGTTGCTAAGCCTGATAACTACAAGCAGCTGAAGGAGGAGAAAGAGGCTGCAAAAGCTGCATTCAGAGAGCAACTTGGTTTACAGGTTAATGATGATGACAAAAAGAAGCAAGACAAAAACACTGATAAAACAGCGTTCAAACAACATTTGAAAAGTTTTTTCGGACTCGCCCCAGACAAAGGGGCAAACTGATGATTGATACGCTCTATTATGGTGAGCATTGCTCTTGCTCTGGGCATAGTCATTTCCACAACGAAAGCCCAGCTATCTCATTTAATGTTGTGCAGGCTTTTCTACAGAGAATCCATAACAAGCCTGAATTAGCTGAAGGCATTGATCCTGGATTATGGTCGGCTGTTGTTAAAGTTATCAACGAGGCGACTGTGGAGGGACTTTCACAGAGTAATGCTGCAAGTACACATGATGAGGAGTTTTATCGTGCTCTGCGCCATTCTAATGAGGTCTTTGCTGCATTCAAAGTACATTCATTGGCTGGAGAGGTCGCAAATAATTTGCTGGACAGTGACGGTAAACTGAAACCCTTCAGTCAATGGGTAGATGATGTAAAGGGAATCACCTCGCATCACGTCGGTGCGTGGCTTCGTACAGAGTATGACACTGCTGTTATCCGTGCACACAACGCTGCAGACTGGCGTGAGTTTGAACGCAACAAGGATATACTGCCAAACCTACGATGGATGCCGACAACTTCACCAAGTCCTGAAGGGAGTCATCGTAACTATTGGATAGCAAAGCTTACCCTGCCTATTGATGATCCTTTCTGGAACAATCATCACCCTGGCGACCGATGGAACTGTAAGTGCTCACTTGAAGCTACTGATGACCCTGTAAATCGTCCTGCAGATATGGATGCTCCTCTGCCACAAAAAGGACTTGAAAATAACCCGGGTAAAGATGGGCATATATTCAACGACACTCATCCGTATTTCCCTGATAAGTGTAGTCAATGTTCTTTTTATAAACCTGGCATAAAAGGGCAGATTACGACCCTCTTCATGAATAGGAAGAAGGATTGTTATAATTGTCCTTATGTAGATGCTGCCATTCCTAATGGATTCTATCAGGACAAAGAAATGAGAGAAAGACTGCTGATAAGTAACACTGCTGACAAGCAAGACTTAAATGCGAACATTAAGGTTTCACGTTCTCTTCTCTCTTCATTCCCAAATATGAAGATTAGAATACGACCACATATATTGGAAGAAGATGTAAGTAATCCTGAACTTGAAATAAATGGATTGATTGCAGATAATAAGATGATACGAGGAGAACAAGGAATAACTTCTGCTTTCCAAAAGGCTATTAAGCAAGGGTGTTCCATTGTTGTTATCGATTTAGATGCGAGACTAAAACGACTTAACACATTTGAACTTTCTAAGTATCTGAACAGAAGAAAAGCAGATTTTGAACAGGGTATAATAAAGGAAACCTATGTTGTTTATAAAGGTAAGGCTGTAAAGGTTATACCTTACACACAGAATAGGGTGGAAATAGAAAACGTTCTAAAACAATTAGAGCCGTAAAATACGGCTCTATATGGTTGGACGGCTGCGGAGCTTGAAGTTATCGCACTTATATGCAGACTCTCATCCTGATGCAAAAATAATGATTTATTCTGATACAACAAACATTTTCGACAAAAAAGTGAAGAAATGGATGCAAAAGAAATAGAAAGGCGTATCTCACGTGTCAAAGACGAGATACAAAAAGAGGTGACGGATAGACTTCCTCGAAAGGTTGGTGTCGTGGCTGCAAACCACTTCAAGCAGAACTTCCGAGATGGTGGCTTCACGGATGGAGGAGTTCACCAATGGAAACGTACGAAACGACAGGACGGTAATACGACGGATGCAAAATACTCTCCTCTTACCTCTCGACGCAATCATCTTATGCGTTCAATACAGAGTGAGACATCACCAGGGCAAGTTACAATATCCAATCCTGTGCCTTACGCAGCTGTTCACAATGAAGGTGGTACTATCAATACGCATCCAACTATTACAAAACGTATGCGTCGTATGGCGTGGGCTAAGGTGTATGCACTATCAGGCGTGAAAGGCAAAGGGAAACTTCCAAAAGACTTACCTTCTGGAGCTAAGATGTGGAAGGCTCTCGCACTCACGAAAAAGACAAAGCTTAATATCACTGCACGCATTCCACGCCGTCAGTTCATTGGTGATAGCCGTGAGCTGACAGCAAAGATTAACAAGATGCTTGGTGAGAGCATAGAGAAAATAAAAGAACTTGTAAGTAGAACATAAATATGGAACAGACACTCTGCCAACTGATAGACTTTATCAAAGAGAAAATGCCGTCGCTTTCAGTAATTGACGAAGACTACGGACAACTTGAAAATATAGAGGACGAAGATAGTGATATGTATCCGCTAACGTTCCCTGCAGTACTTATAGAAGAAGCGCAGACAGAATGGAGCGATATAGGAATGCTTGCACAGAAAGGAACTTGTAGGCTTCGCATCCGTCTCATCGTAGACTGCTATGATGACACTCACGCAACGAGTGGAACCACACAGGCTGTCAGAGAGCGTAATGAAATGCGACACCAGTTGCACCAGCTACTACAGGGAACCTGTCTTGGCACTGATGCTCCTTTGATACGCAAGTCTTCCAAGTTCTTTACTTGGAAGCACGGAATAAAAGTGTATGAGATGATGTACGAGTGTACAGTGTCAGAAATGGTTAAGGAAACAAGGACGGTTCAGAAACCTTCTTTACGCGTGAAGATGGGCGTGAAGGTGTAACACGAAAGCCTGTGAAGAGCGGTGCTTTCATCTGTTTACCATCTACTGTTTCGCCACGTTTAATCATATCACGAATGATATGCAGCACACGGCTTTCAGATAGATAAAACTCTTCATTGGAAAGTATGCGGATAGTATCATCGAAACGGAGGCGTCGTTCCTCTGTCCAGTAGAAGTAACGCTCAAATAACCTTCTGTTGCGTGCTTCTATCAATTTACTATCTCTTCCTTTACTCATATCTGCAAAATTAACAAATAATCATCTTATTTGCAAGTCTTTACACCTTTTTATCTGCTTATTACAAATAAAAACCGCCCAAATGTGTGTTCGTACACACTAATGGACGGTTTTATTCTTAAACAGGAGTTAGTTAATGATTTTTGTCTGTTACAACCTACAGAAGCTTGGTTCTACACGTTCCCAGACATTTGTCTTTGGATTCTTCTGATAGAAGTAGTAGTTGATAGCGTTCTTCTGAACCACATTCGCCTCCTTGAAAAGTGTCATAATCTCTGAATACTCACTATCGAACTTATCCTCCAACTCATACAGCTTAGAGATGCTCTTGTAGTCGAGGTCACCAGCCTTATTGCGCTCAAGCAGTGTCATTGCCATCTGATACATTGGGTCGTCCGAACCTTTCTCGCTTTGCTTCATATAACGCTTGAGATAGTCGATTAGACGCTCTGCAGCAAGGTCTGCACGCTCGTCGAAGCCTTTCACCTTATTACTTGAGATTTCAAGGCGAAAATCGCCGTCAGTAATCGTGTAGCTTCGCTGGTCGTTCTTGCGAACCTGACCATAATCACGCATCACACTTACGAAACTTTCAACTTCACTCTGTAGCCAGTCGTGGAATCCACGCACGTCAGTCACGATACGTGTTAAGCGTTGCCACACATCGTGCATCATCTCAGCACGCAGCCCCTCATAGGTCTCACGGCGTTCAATGCGACTCTGCTTTTCTTCGTTCTGCAACTCAGCAAGTAGTTTCGCACGCTCTTCCTTGCTCAAATTCTTAATGTTTACCATATTATTCTGTTTTTTGTTTTCGGATGATCATTCTTATTTTTGTGTTCAAAGCATTGAGATCATCCACTGTCAACGCTCTAAATGTTTTTCCTGCTATTCGTGAGTCTTTACAAAAGGCATCCACACGGTTCCAGTCTGTCGTATCTATGCCGTATATCTGCAGTTGGTGTAGAACTCCGCTACGTGCCTTGCGTAGGATGTCATACTGCTTACGTCTTCGCTCGTCATAGCCCGTAATATCCTCCATCTGTCTACACATAGCATCATACTCTTTATCTAACATCTGATGAAGGTGTACTGTTCTGTTTTGTGTGAACTGATAGATCAGCGTTTCCTTATCAGCACCAGGCATCTTTTTTAGCAGGGTATAAAACCTTGCGTAGTTCCTGTTCGCTCCCATAGCTTTTCCTCCTTCCAGTCTTTATACGCTTTACGACCAGAAGCTACAGCCTCTGTGAGATCATCGCTAAGGTCACTTTGACCGAACAAAGGTATGCCGTGTACACTCACATATAGCTCGCCATTAAATTCCATTACTTGTACGGCTTCACGTGCCTCTGCGTCGAGCCGTGCCTGTCGTTTGATCTGCATTCTGTCGGCACGTTCCTCATGCCATGTTTGCAATCTCTTCTTGAGTTTGTCTAAAAATGTTGCCATAATCTTTTTTGTTTTAGTTGACGGGTTTACAAGTTGACATGTTAATCGTACTGATAACTTGTTTACTCATTCACTCATCTACTCGTTTACTTACTGATATAATATGTTTGAATTAATTTTCCGTTTCGTTTGATAAGCAGTTGGGTCTGACCATCTTCTCTCATAAGGTAGGTGCTTATATCGCTTTTCACTGCTATGTCTTTGCGAACATACAACTTAGATATAAACCAGTCTACAAAGTCTTTCAACTGTTTCCATTCCTCTTCAGTATCTTCTATCCCTCGCAAAGAGTAAGTATTACTGATAGCCATCTGTAGCTTTAGCAGCCACATCGGTTTGTCATTCGGACATACAGACTTGTATCTTAACATTTCCATAACTACTCTTTTGAAGCCTTCCACACAACATTAATCACTGCATCAAGCTTACCACTGCCTCTACAGATTGGGCACTCTTTCTTATACCGCTCTTGCCAATCATCCTCCAGCCAGCGATATCCGTTTCCTTGACAGTAGGGGCAAATGTGCCCTTGACTCTCGACTTGGTCTGTCATCTTACCACCTGGACTCATCAATCCAGGACTAATCTCTATAAATCGTTTCTCCTTACTCATAGTTTTATTGTAACTCTAATTGAACATTAAAATGATACTCCCTGCAAAGCCGTTTCACCTGTACTACATCGAACGGCTCTCTATCAAAAGCGAAGAAGATTGTGCGTTCTCGTGTAAGTACTCTCACTCCTTTCTTCCGTAGCTTGTACAATAGGTTGTCTCGCCTGTTTGCCATAGCCTTTACTCTTTTGTTTCGCCCCAGTATATATCTGCTCGCTCTTTCCATATCGTGTAATAGCCAAGATTGCCAAAGTAGCGTCCCTTACTGATAGCTCTGTAACCTTCCACCCATATCTTCAACGCTGCATCAAACATAACACTCACAGCTGTACGACCTGACGGCTTGTTTCCTTCTGCCTGACTGATGAAGATAAGAAGTTTATCACGATGCTGTGCCTTAAACCTCTGATACTCCTTAAAGCTCATCTGTGTGTATTGAAAACTATCAATAACTACGATATCTGGACTTTTGCGTTTCTTGAGACGTGCATCAAGATCTTCCATGCTCTCACTGATGAGGATAAACCGCCGTGCAACATCTTGCATACCTGCTTTCATAATTGCATTCTTCATTGTTAGTGAGAAACCCTCCTCTAAGGAGTTATAAGCAACCTTGCCATACTTAGCTAACTCTTTACAGAGCTTCATCGTAAAACTGGTCTTACCGCTTCCGCTTCGTCCCCAGATGAACCATACACCGCCTCGTTCTGGTGCTCCGAAGGCCTCCGCCCAGTCTCCTTCAAAAGGATAGGTTTCTTTCTTCATGCGCAGCATATCGGTTACTGACATTGCTCTATTCATTGCTTTGAACTTTGAGGTTTGAACTTTGAGCAGTATTTGAATGTTGTTTTACCACTGTTTGAGTTCCCCTCCCTTCGGAGGGGCTGGGGGAGGCTTTAGCCATTAACTTCACTCTATGAATACTTTTTTTCACACGTCGTAGGTCAAACTCAAATTCTTCCGAATCTCTCACCACTTCTGATATGCGTGCCTTGTCAGTTACGCCATTCGCAACACAGACGGCATAAACATCGTGAGCACCTGTACGTTCAAGCTCAAAGAATTTGCGACCGATACGTGAATGAATCTCGTTGTATCCACACTTGTTGTATCTCAGCCCCATTGTCATACGACGCTTGATATAGCTTGTAGAAAAGAAGACGATACCACACTTATCCTCTAATCTATTGTACAAGTCTATGAAGTAGTGAAATACACGCTCTGGCAACTTGTCCGCCTCGTCAAAGAGTAATAATGGTGCTTTCATCTGAATCAGATCATCAATGATTCTGTCGAGCAGCTCTCTAACGCTGTAACCTTCTGTCTTCTGACCGATACGACGTGCAATCTCACGAATGAAGTCGCTTTTCTTCATATCTTCTAAACAGAGAATATAAAACACCTCGTTGTGCTCACCTGCATACAGCTTAGCTGTGGTTGTCTTTCCGCAGCCTGCTTCACCAACTACCCACGTAACGTTCTTGACTGTTTGAGCATCGTTCATAGCGAACACCATTTCCTGATAGGCTTTCGTCTCAACGACTTGCCAGTCTGTACCTGCACTTGTACCCAACTGCGATGCAAGGTTGCGCCACATATCATCAGATATATTTTCCCATTTACCCTGCAAGATGCTGCTCACAGTTGCGCTACTTGTTCCTGTAAGGCTCTGTGCTGCCTTATTCTGACTTGGATACTTGCTGACGTATTGTCTCAAGCTCTCCTGTATCTGTCCTTTTTCGTTCTTTGTTAGTTTCATATTGTTATTCTTTTTATTAATTGTTCTTGGTTCAGTGAGGCATTGCCTCGCTGCTTATAATTACCTTATCACTTTCAGTGCATAAGTGACCCACTTTTGATGTATAAGTGGCCCACTTTTGATGCGTAAGTGAATGACTTATCATCGGTTTCTTTATAGCTTTCCTGCCGTTGCTGCCATGTCAACCACAGCCGTCTCAACCTCTACCCAGTCCTCAAGGCTAACTTGCTTCGTCTTCCGTCCTATCTTATACTCTTCAGGCTCTTTGCTATAGATGCCTGTACGACGTTCAATCTGTCTGCGCTCGGCTGCTGTCATTCCCTTAGGCTTTGGACTGCGTAAGCCGTGCTGCTCTGGCATTACGCCGTGAGCCTTTTCAATCTCACGTCCAGCAACTGTTCGCTCAATGCGGTCAGTGGTATTGGCTGCCTGTTCCTGTCTGATGAATGCTGCTTCGCCTTCTGTCTGCTCTTGTATCGCACGATGTATCACAACGTAAGGCTCTGCTACTCGTTCAAACCTCAGGCTGCCGTCAGCCTCTTTCTTATAGAGTCGAATGCTTCCGAAGTCGTAAGGGTCATACTTAACAATGAACCGCTCGTAAGTGTGCTGCCTGCGCCACTCATGGTCTGGCATACCAGGTTCGCTCATCACTTCATATTGTCGCTTCTCTTTCTTAATAGTAACACTGATACCTTGATCGGTGAAGGTACTCATACGCTTAGCCGTTACCCAGAACATATCCACCATATCGTGCGCAGTAACCTGCTGTGTTTCCTCATTCACGCTATTGTCGTAGGCTTCCTGCCGGCTCTTGCTGTATGCAGGATGCTGCATCTCGTTCCACTCCTTAGTAGCCTTTGCGTAAGCATCCTTCAACTCTTCAAGCGTATAGAGTGAGTCCTTGTTTTCCTCAATAAATTCAAGATTCGGACGGCTCGACATCTTCTTTGCCGTAATGTTCTGACCTGTGAATCGCCAATCTTTGTGCAGCACTTGTTGTTGGAACCGACCGAACACCGCCTCAATGGTCTTCGACTCACCATTATATGGCTGCGTGGTCCTATGCACGTGGCAAAGCTTCTTAAACAGACCGTCGGCATCCAGTTTCTTATGTCCGCCTTGGTTGTCGTGAACAATCTCGTAAGGCTTGTGCTTGCTGGTCTGAATTGCCATGCGATATGCGTGGTATTGTGCTTCGTAGTCCTCTGTATCGCTGATATGCCAACCAAGCATCACCTCACTCATCGCATCAATGACTACATAGACCTGCGTGGTGCGTACCTTGCCGTTCTCGTCCTGGTAGTAGAGGTTAAGCTTCGTGCCGTCACCATACCACAGCGCATCACGCTTCGTTGGCAGTGCCGTGCGATGCTTGCGTCCGAACTTCTGTCGTGCTGCCTGCTCACCATGCACAGCATCATACCATAGTGGCATTATCGCAGCACTGTTCAGCCATCGCTTCATACCGCTAAGGCTTTTCAGTGGCTTCCAGCCGTTTGCTTCCGCCTGGCGGTTTGCTTCTTCAAAGAGCTGCGCATCGGTGTAGACTGGAACCCTGCAACGTTTCAGTGCGATGAGTAGCTGTCCGAACTCGTCTGTTATCTTCTGTGTGTTCTTATTTCCAACCTTACCGCTGATAAGGCTCTTGTAGCCATCTGCCTTGAAAGCCTTAATCTTTGCTTTCAGTCGTGCTTCATTTTGTGGAAGGGTGTGCTGATACTCTTTGCGCATAGTTTCAGAACTCTGATAGATTACCTCCCAAGCTCCTGCAGTGCTGCCGTTCAGACTCTGACGAATTGCTCTACGCTGTGCCATCATCTTCAACAGCTCTTTCAGAACACTCGCATTAATGGTGTACTCTTCAATGAGCTTCTCTGTAAGATGTTCCTGCTTGCCGTTCTTCTCGTAGGTGAAGTTTTCAAAGAACTCACGTGCCTCGCTGTCAAGCCGTATGCGGTCACGCATCATCGCTTCCTTCATTCGCTGCTCTGGGTCACCATATCGATCCATATACCGAGCCTTGTATTTCTGAGGAATGGAACTCCATGCGTAAAGCGTATAGCCACCCTCACCACCGAACCGATGCACACGGGAAATCTTTCCTTTTGAAGCATACACATTCAGTGTACCCTCCTTGAAGATAGGATTGCTGCCCGATGTCAGTTCAGGGCTTGTTACGCACAATATTTTATTGAAATACTCCATTCCTTAATTAATTTTATTAACTTTGCAGAAAAAGCACAATGGAAAATATACTCTTTATCTGTAAGTTCTCTATAACTTTTCCCAGATTCGACGCAGATGTTCCTGGTCGAAAGGATAAAATTGGCGTGATATATAATCATCTTGTAAACTGTGCTCGGCTTTGGTTCGCACAGATAGGTGAAGATTACAAAATTGAGCAACCTGACTATCCAGACGGATTGACAAATCAGCATCAGCGCACTGATTTGATATACTTATATCGATTATTGGAGAAACCTTCTTCAATCGTACATATTGCAAAACTCTGTGAAGGATATGCAGGCGTTTTGTCTCTGTGCTTTGATGCCGACATTCAAGTCGATTACCCTTTAGAACTACCTGCACATTGCCAGTCACCTTACAATTTAAGTGAAGGTGACGAGTATGTCCCCCCGACTTATCTGAAATAATTGTTCTTTCCATAAGATATTTTTATAGGCTCATCGCCATTAATTCAACTTCATTCTGTAACTCCATGAAGGCAGGTATGTTCATATCTTGCTCTCGACGTGTCACAACTCCGTCAACAAAGACACTCACGCTGCCATCCTTGCGGTCTACAACCAACTTCACACGCTCACCGAAGGTCTGTGTCATTGTCTGTTCTGCTTCCTCGTGAGTAGTCTCAACGTCAGCCTGCTTCCAATTAGGAGTTCCGTTCAGCTGTGTTAGTGCTGTGAAGCGAATCTTCCTTGCAAGTTCGCTGTCACTCTTGAAGTTCAGAGCCTTCCATACCATTACTGTGGTGCAGTTAAAGACTTCACAGAGGTGAGCCTTACCTTTCTTACTTACATAGATTTGTTTTTCCATAATTCCTTTCTTATAATGTTAATCTTGTAGGCGGTGGGGAATCGAACCCCAATCGCTCCGATGCTTTTAATTCCGTGTCCGCTACCATTCGGACGTAGCCGCCTTTTTGTTATAGTTATCTTACCTTCTCTTCATATACTCTTTCCTCGGTCTCGTTACAAATGATAGCTACAGTTCCACCTTTATAGTCCTCAAAGTAGCTGTGATTTGTACCATTATTGCTTTGAATCCAGTTCAAGCAATATTCATAACTTGACTTAAAGCCCATATTGTTGCTACTCATTTCATCATCAAAATACACATCGTAAGTTTTCATACTTTTATATTTTTAATAAAACATTCTTCTATCACGCCCCTTTTTTGTATCTTTGGACGCTGTTAATAAACTTAACACGCTGCAAAGATAATACGCAAATGCGAATAAACAAAATTATTCCGCAATTATTTTACGCAAAAGCGCAAATTATTAAACAAATGGATATCAATAAACGCTTTGAAATTATAATAAACTCTGTTTACAATGGTAATCAGAGTGACTTTGCAAAGGCTATTGGAGTTACTCCTACAGTGATTGCCAACGTAGTAGGGGCAAGGCAGGGCAAGCCTTCTTTTGACGTAATATCAAAAATATGCGCAAATGCGAATATATCTGCGGAGTGGCTTCTCACAGGCAATGGGGATATGCTCAAACCCACAACAGAAGAATCACAAGTAAAGGTGAAGCCTATACACCAACCTCGCAGCATAGAGAAAAAAGAAGATACGCAAGTAGTATATCTCTATGACTTTGAGGCTACTGCAGGACTAAAGGCTCTCTTTGACAACAACAAGCAGAATATTATTGATACTATCAAAATACCCAACCTTCCAAAGTGCGATGGAGCAATCCATATCGTTGGTGATTCCATGTATCCACTCCTCAAGTCTGGTGACATTATATTATATAAACAAATGCCACTCGATATCAATAATGTTCTTTATGGAGAAATGTACCTCCTTTCTTATGATATTGATGGAGATGACTATATTGTGGTAAAATACATCCGTAAGTCAGATAAGGGTGAACCATTTATTACGCTTGGATCGGAAAATCCGTCTCACTCCCCACGTGACATTGACTTTCGTCGTGTTACAGCTCTTGCGCTCGTCAAAGCCTCTGTACGTATCAACTGTATGATTTAA